TCATGTCAACAAGTTCCGGGATAAGATCTTTATTTATTACAGTTACGATACTGTTTGCGATTGATTCCATCGCTTTCAAAAAAAGATCTGTTTGATCTTCTGACAAAGCACGGCTTCCACCTCCGGACTGTGTTTGTCCGAGTTCTAAAAATTGCGCTAGCACGCTTTGTAAAATTTCTTTATTGTGGTGATTGATTGATCGCTCAGGGTCACGTGTTGTCCCTGCTCCCATGTTCATAAACTCTGCCTCGTATCCGGGAGGAAGTATCAAATATCCACTTTCGTTTGCACGTAAATTACTCGCTGCGGTGATTGCCTTTTGCTCGTCGGTCTCTGTGTAGCCCATAGGCATTTTAATCATTGGCACACCGAGTCCTTGACGTTCGAATGCGACTGCGTCTATTTTATAAAAATTGTTTTTATGATACCAGTGCTTGTATGCCGCTCTTAGCATTGACGTACCCCACCAGTTGCCTCCCTCTTTTTCGTTTACAAAAATCAAGAGTTTGCTTCCGGGTATTTCTGCCATTCCACCTGTCTGCGTGATTTGCTGGATTCCGAATGTTCCGTCACTGAGTTCCCATGCTTGAATTGATTTCGGTAGTCTTGGTGCGAGTTTTTGTAGCGTCACGTATGTTTTTCCATCGTGGTCTTTTACTCCGTACACTTTTTCAAATAGCATAACTCCAAACGGTAGCATGAGAAGTGCCTCACGGACGATGTCGTCCCATGAGTTATCTATCCAGTCAAAGAGTGCATGTTCTAAAAATTCCGCAATCTCTACATCCTGCTTTTCTTGCGTTGCTGGGTTTACAAACCATTTAGCTCTACGGATCGGTAGGGAAGTGACAAGCATTGCTGCACGTACTGTTCCGTCTCCCTTTCGCATCTCATCGTATATTTTTATTGCCGCTACTCCTTGAAGGTTTGGGTTGTATTCCTCTGCGATGTTTCCTTTTGTCGCACGTGTTCCAGAGTCTCCAAGTTCTGCACGTGGGTATGCTCGCTTTAGTGGTATGCTTGGTTTTGTTTGAAGGTCTTTATTTGGCACGGTTACGACCTCCTTGTTTTTTTGTGATCTTACTATTTCGATGCCTAGTATTTTTACCATGTTTATTTTTATTCTAAAATTGTTTTTTTAAGAGACCCGCAGTGATTGGTTTTATTATCCCTCTATCTTTTTCTTTGTCGATTTGTTTTTTCACAATGGTTGTTTCTCGCTGTGGTATTGATCTTGCAAATTGTCCGAGCTTGAAGTGTTGGAGGGCACACATTGTAGCATCCGGTATGTGGTCGTCTTTCTTTACTGGTTTGTCCGTTCCATCTTGGTACCGATATCGTTTATACTGCCAGTAACATTCTAGATTCTCTACCCACGTGCCTGCTCCGTCTTCGTCTATTCTCCAAACCTTGCGCGGTATTTTTATTTTACTCTGTTCGAAGTGAGCTCTAAAATTTCCTAACATTCCCTCTTTCTCTTTTGAAAAAACTACCTCTACTACGGTGCATCCCAGCTTCTCTTTTGCGAGAGCGTTTTGCAGTGCGTTGTTTTCAAATTTTCCAGCACTGTCTGCGTATATAAAACGGATACCTCGCGCTCTCACTTTTTCCACAACGTACCTGATTATTTCTTCGCTGGGTGTTTGGTGAAAGTTTTTATTGTCGAGCATAACTATTACCTCGTCTTTGTGTTTCATTAATTCTACAACGGATGTCATAGAAGAAAATCCCCAGTCAATTCCGAGAACGTCTGTTGCGCCCTTAATATAATTATACCTTTTATCTATCTGTGAATCAAATAGCGACCTGTCAATATCTTCAGGTTTTAACACAAGCCCGGCTGCTGACGGCCTACTTCCGAGATACTCCACTTCAAACCAGTCCTCGGTTGGTTTTTCTTTCCACGCTTGTATCACGTTTTCAATCGGCACCCATCCGTGAGTATCTCCGGTGCGTCCTTTGGCGTGCTTCTTGAGTTTATCTATCCCACTTATGCGTGCAATCTCCGGTTGCTCCCAGAATGTTTTTGGGAATGGTTTGCATACGTCAAAGATGTCCCACTGTAGTCGTAGGTATCCTCGCTCGTCTGCGTTGTCCCACGTTTCTTGAAAGATACCGTATATTTTATGGAACGTACTCGCCATAACTACTAGAGGGTGTTGGCTTGAGTCCACCATCGGAAGTGCTGCGTGTATGAGTTCGTCTGCGGTCTCGCATGTCTCGTCGCTTATTAAAGCGTCCGGGTGCTTTCCACGGACTTGCTTGGTTGATGCGTTTACACTGGAGAAATAGTTACCGTCTACTCCAGCAGTTTCTATGGCTTTCAGTTTTCCAGCTACACTTGACATAACTGACGAGTCTATGTCGCAGTAGCTTTTGAAATAGTTGTACACGATCGTCGCCTGCACCGCACTACCTGCCATGTTTACTACTTTATATTTTTTTAAATACCACAGGTCAAAGCCCACCGTTCCCAGTAGTTTACTTTTCCCTCCTCCTCGCGGTGCTTTGATTATTATTCTCGGATACTCTCCACTCCAAATTTTCGCATACGCGTTCCGTATGACGTCCGGCCATTGCATTGGCTCCATCGCTGGAAATGCTATATGCATCTTGATCGGTTTCGTTAGGTATTGTTTCCGTAGGTCTCTCGTCCCAACGATTGCTTTCAACGAGTCTAGCGTTTCGAATCGCGCTGGCATCGTCGAGGAGTTCTCTAAGGTTATCATAGTGTTTTGTTTTCATTGGCTCTGGTAATGCGTCGATGAGAAAACGAATATCGTTTACTCCGACTTCGACCTTTTTTATTTCTGTCGTTTCCGATTTTTCTGAGAAGTCTTCAAACACCTGCATCCATAGTTTCTGCGACAGGGGATTCCCTTTGACTGCTGAGTGATACATTCCCTGTATTACATCCATTGTTTTTTCAAATGCCCACTTTTTTCTAAAATGGCGCACTCTTACTTCAAACTCCGGACGTTCTTTCCATACTGAGAGTGTGTGTTGATTGAGCTTGTAGAATTCTGCGAATGACTTCTGTGTCTCCAAGCCCATTTTTTCTTTGACTTTGAATGGTGTTGCGTACCATAAAATAAACTCTTCGTATTCTACGAAACGAACTACGCCCTTATGCAGATGTTTGTTAGTTTGTGTTGTCATTGCATTTCTTATAAACTCTTTACGATTCTTAGCTTTCTTTGTTATCGTACCTCATTTCGCCTCCATGTGCATACGCTATGCACTTGAACCTCTCTCCCCTCCCCTCTCTTATGCCTAGTTTTTGCTTATTTCACGTTAGCTTTAATGGCTTGCATAGCGTCACTGTGACTCATGTTCACTTTGTACATTGGGCTTACTAGAAAACTGGCAATTTCCCAGAGGTATTTATTTCTTACGTTGCGGTCTTTTTGTAAGGTGCAGTAATAAGCATATTGTCGACGATAGGCTTCGGCTTCTTGGTTTACCCTGAATACTGGATCATCGAAGTATCTCCTCCACCATACTTCCGGCCCACCGACTGCTTCCTGCTGATGTGCGTGTACGATCTCATGTTCTATCAGTTCCTGTGGCAGAGCTATACCAGCAGGGTTGTAGATTGTGTCTCCCCATGTGTAAATCGTAGCGCTGTCGTCTATGTCGAAGTGCTTGTGTGCCTCTTTAAATATAGGTGGTTTTTCGTTTATTATTTTCATTTGTAGTATGGTGATTTTATTGGCTTGGTTAAGTTGCCGGCTTTGTCCTTTGGTAGTTCTTCGGTTGAATCCAGTGTGTTGGCCCCTCTCGGCATATACTGCTGAATCTGTGTTATCACGTTCCGGAGCGCCCTCGTATACTCTAGGTTGAAAGTGTTGCTTGTATCGAACCCATTCGCCCACCTCTGTGCATAAATCGCCACTAGCCGAATCTCCTCCCAGTTTAATTTAATGTAGCCGTCGTTGACTATGTGCATCGGGCTGATATTAGTTTTACAATTCGGGCACGTTGGCTCGTTTGCTTGCCTCACCACGGTTGCAACGAATTCGCTCCGGCAGACCATGCAACGTATATCATTTTTATTATGTTCTAGTGTCATGTGGTTTATAGAATATATTTGCCGAATGCTTTTCGTCTTTGAGTATTTCTTGTAGACGATCGTCTTTAATTTTAAAAGCGCAGTCATCCTTGGAGCATTTCAGCACCTTAACCTTTCCCTCCGTGTTTTGTTGTAAGAAGTTTGCGTCTATTGGGCATCTGTCATCCTTTAGGTTTTGCCATCTCATTTTTATCTTTGGTCTGTCTGGGAATCCTCGGTTTTCTATAATCGATTTAAAGCGTACCTCATCGATGTGGAAGAAGCACTCAGTACACCTGACCTCGATGTCCTTTGTGAGCTCCTTGTCGCAGTATGGACAGAGCATTTTCCTTAGGTTTTCCCAGTTCATTAATTTCATGTCAGTATTTTTATTAAACATCGTGGATTGTCTTTATCCACCCCTCCAAGCTTTAGTAAAAGCTCCGGGATCACAAACCAGTTATCGTCTTCAATCACTCCGGTGTCTACGAGTAAGTCCATCACGCTCTCTGCTTTGTTTGAGAGATCTGCTTTGCGTTTATCTCCGGCATAAAACACGAGCTCCACTTGACTCACTCCTGTCAGCATGTTCTTTTGTGGCCACCATATCGGAAGAGTCTTCAGTTGGTCTGCATGCCAGTCTTCATGTGCTTGGCTTGGCACCATAAAAATATGATGTCCTCGTTGGATACGGCGCTTGCTATTCTTTTTGCTTGGCACTCTCCCTTGTAGGGTTATGGTGTTAATCATTTTGGAAGAGAGAAAGAGCCAAGTGGCTCTGATTCTCTATGTTATATTTTAATTAAGTTTTTTTGCTTTTTCACCGGTTGCTTTTTCCCAGCGTTTAATTATAACGTCCACGTATCTTGGATCCAGTTCCATGAGCCATGCCGTCCGCGTTATCTGATCTGCTGCGATTAAAGTCGACCCACTTCCACCGAACAAATCTAGTATCACGTCGTCTCGCTTACTAGAGTTCCGTATTGCTATTGTCACCAGCTTGATTGGCTTTTGAGTTGGGTGATCATATTTCTGTTCGCGGTGCAGGCGCCACACAGTTGAGTCGCCCTCCTCCTCTTTGGTGATGTTTTTCTTGACCATCTTCAGGAGTTCTTCGTCACTCATTTCTTCTGACCACTCGGTGTATTGCTTCCGGTCTCCGTAAAAATTCAGCTTTGCGTCTTTTTTGTGACAGTAAAGTATCGGCTCATGTTTCCATCGGTAGTCGCCCCATCCCATGCTCGCCACTTTCTTGACCCATATGATTTGGTTACGTACGTCAAATCCGGCATCATTGAGTGCATCTTCAAACTCTCGATGTGTTCTTGATGCGTAGCAAGTATAAAGTGCGCCATTCTCTTTTAGGTATGTGTGATAATTTTTAAACCACGCTAAGAGCATTACTCGAAAGTTCTCCTCGTCCATATTGTCGTTTTTGATTTTGTTACTGGTGTTCTTTCCTCGTCCGGAGTAGTTGACATTATAAGGTGGATCCGTGAAGACCATATCTGCCATACCCCCCCCCGTGAGCTTCTTTACGTCGTCAGGGTTTGAGCTGTCCCCACACATCAGTCTATGCCTCCCCAGCTCGTACAGCTCGCCCTGCTTCGACACAGGCGTTACTATCGCTCCTGCCTCCTTGTCTCCGTCAAAGTCGTCCTCTCCGTCTTCATTAAAGATCTTGTCAAGTTCTTTACTTTCCCACCCCACTTTTCGGAGCAGTTCTTCGTCAAATTCTGAGAGCAGTTCGTTATCAAATTCTCCCTGATTTTTATTCAGGCGGAGGTTGAGCTCTTTTTCTTTTGCGATGTCCGGGATGTTTACCCATACCACCGGTACGGTCTTCATCCCCTTTTTCTTGGCGATGTCTAGTTTGAAGTTGCCTCCTATAATTATTCCCTTTCGGGCCGGTGCGCTGTTGGCGACTATCGGTTGTATAAAACCGAATTGATCTAGCGACTCAGTGAGTCCCTTTCTCGCGCTGTCTGTCCACTTGCGTGGATTGTAGTCAGCTGGCTTTAGTTCTTCGATTGGTACTTGCTCGACCGTTAGGTTTGTTTCCATAGCTTTTATACTTTAGCTTCGTCTCCTGCTTCAGGTTTTGCTTCTACTTCTTTATTTTCTTCTTTTTTCGGTATCATGTCTTCTGCTACTTTCATAGCTTCGTCACTCCAGTATGTTTTTTCAAATTCTCCTTTTTGTTTTTCGCATACTTCTAGTAATTTTTCAATTGAAGAAAGGATCTCTAGTGCGTCTTGAATAAGTATTTTTCTTGACTCTAGACGTTCCTTAACAGTCGTTGGTCTATGTGAGCCGTCGTCCATAATAACTTGGTCTTCAGGATTCGCCTCCTTGCGTGTTGTATCACTTTGCATATCGATCGTTCGAGCTATGAGGTTTCGTTTCCAAACGTTACGGTAATAAATGAGCCACTGTTTTGGCTCTAGGTTTGTTTCAATTAGCTCCTTTAAAGGTGGCATCGCACTTACTTTATTGTCGTCCATAATTTTTATATTAATTAATTTTTAATTTATCTCTGTACGTTTAAGTCCATATCTCCTGACACGTCTTCGGTGTCCGGAGTCCTATTGTTTTTGTCCTCTCTAACGTCTGCATCAGGAGCACCATTGTCCGTTATAAATATACCCATTTTACTTTTTACTTTTTACTTCTTTAAACATTGCCGACTGCAATGTCTCTACCTCGATGCTGACTGCTCCTACTAGCATTTCGGATGCTAGTGAGACTGGAAATGTTACGAGTGCTTGGGCTTCTGCTTTGCCTGACGCTTGTACAATTTTCACGATGGTTGCTTTAGTTTTAATTTTTGCCATACATTTATATTATACAATTAATTTTTAATCTTTGTCGCCTCCTCGACCTTTTTCCGAAGACGGTTACTTTCGAACTCTTGTTTACGATAGTCTTGGACACATCCCTCGCACCGGCTTGATCCTTGATTGCGTGGATACTTTCCACATTGCTTACATAGGCGTGGCCTGTCCGCTGTCATGGTTTCAACGATCGTCATTTTCTTGCCGTCCTTTGTCTCCTGTATTCTTGTCCCTGTTATTTTTAGTCCGTAGTTTTTCATGTTATTTTTTCCCTGTTAGTTTGAGCACGGTGTTGTCAAATAAATCTTTTATCTCTGATGGTGGCTTTGGCTCTCCGAGATAGTATGTGTTATTTTCTTTATTTTTTATTGTGAGTTGGTACCAGTCCTTGAAGTATGGCTCTATTACTATCACGCTCGACGGATGCACTATGATTTGCTTTAGCTGTACGAGCATCTTTTCCGAGTTTGCTTTGAGCTTCTGTAAGTCCTCCTCGTCGATGTCATAGTTCTTATTATTCATGCAATATATTTTATACCGTCGTTCTTGCCTCATACTATTATTTTGTTACCTTTACCAGCAGTTCCGACTGTTGTTTTGAAATGCTGTTTTTTAGTAAACCATGTGACGAGTCGTCGATCTATTTGGAATGTTTTTTCCATCTGCCATCGCTCCCTAGTGCCGGTGCCGTTCTGCTCTGTCCAGTATCTTTCAAACTTCTGCACCTCTCCCCATATCAGTCCTTTTGGTGCATTAGGGTACTTCACTGTGAGTGACAAAAGAAATGATGCGACTCTCTTTCCATTCTCGCTTTCCGTTTTGCTTCTCAAGTCCTGCACTCCCCCGAAGAATAGTTTTGTGTTTTGAGACGGTACTATAATTTGTATGTCAGCAAGTGTGCTGGTAGTTTCTTTTTTTACTCGTCTAATTTCAAGTAAAGAATAAATGTTGTTTGCTCCCGGCTCTCTTTCCACAGAAATAAAACCCTCCTTTTCTAAATTTTGGAGAGCTCGTATGACTGTATTGCGTCCCATGTGTAATCTTTCCATCAGGGTGGCGATGGATGGGAATGCTTTTTGTGTGTGGTTATTTGCGTATGCTGCGAGACCGGAATAAACCTTGTACATTTTCTCGTCCACTGATCCATGAAAAAGTAGCTCTTTGCTTGTCCATAGCCATTCTTGGTGGCGTAGGTCTCTGATTTCTAGGTTGTCTTCGGGCATAATAAATTTCTATAAAAGTTTTAATAAATTCCTGCACTTAGTATACTCTTACTCACAAGAGTTTGCAAAGGTCAACAAGGATGTTTTATGTGGATAACCTGTGCTATCCGAGGAGTCTAGGCCTTTCGTAGGAGTCTATAAATACTCCAGCAATCGCTTCGAGGGAGTCCGTCTCTGCCTTGCCCTTATTTACGTACACTTGTTTTATGGTGATTGTTTCTTCGAAATGTTCTTGGATTTTGTTGTGAAAAACCTTAACTGTGCGCGGCACTGCTTCTCCTTTTAGAAAATTGAACCCCCTGCGAGTGATTGACCACCATGATTTCCTGTCGTGTGTGGTATCTTTGTCTCCGTTTTTCTTCATAACTTTGGCGATCAATCCCAGCTTGGAGCTGATGTTACCTCTCGCTCCGAGTGTGAAGTCTTTGATCTCTGTTTGTAAGTGTACCTTGTTTGCGTCAGTGAAGCTCATACCCTTATGCATGCGTCTGCTTATTACTTCTGCCATTGCGCAGAGGAGCTTGGCGTCTAGGTATGTTACTCTGTATCGGTATATTGCCATGCTCTCTCCGCAATTGGCGCAGTGCGTGCGGTCTTTTAACTCCGGTATAAGCTGTAGAATGTTCGTCCATAGGTAGTCCATGTTGTCTGCCATGTCCGGGTGTTTCTGCACTAGTCTCGCCACGATCTGAACGATTGGTCGGAACTTGCTTGCTTGGAATTCTTCTTTGCTTTTTTTTGTCATATCTACATTTTACTCTCTTATTAACCCTTGTCAATTCTTGGAGTGGATAACTAAACCAGCAGTCCAGCATGGACTCGCATGGCGTCTTAGTAGGCATCATTTTTGTCTGTGTATTTTTCTGTTGTTTTTATTTTTTTCATATTATTTTGTTAATGGTTTGTCTAGGGAAGAGAGGGCTACAAAATGCCTTGCTCATAAAGTTTCGTTCTCATTGTTTCTTTCTTGGCAATTTCAATACTTCCTTTTAAGATTTGTCTATTTGCTCGACCTATAACATTATCGCCCAAACTCAATCCTTTGAATGGTGCTGTCTGGCGTTCGTTTTCTTCTATTACTTCTTGGCGTTGATAATCTCGTTTACCTTGTAATTCTTCAAAATGGGGCGAGCAAGACATAGCACCACGGTATTCGTAAGTATCACTATCACTGAACATTTTTTTACATATTTGGCATTTATTCATATATCTTTATTCTTTAGGGTTAGTGTCTTGGGAGGAGAGGTTATATGCTATAATAATCTGAAAAGATGTGTCATAGGTCTATGGCTCATCTTTTTATTTTGCTTTGAATTCAACATCTTTGTCGTCAACTCCTTCTACTGAAGGAAAAACATCCCCCTCCCTAAGTTTCACTTGTTCTCCTATTTCAAGTTTTATCTCTTGTTTTTGTAAGTCATTTTTTATTATTCTTACAACTTCGACCAATGTATTTGCGATACGAATGTTTTGGGATTGGTAAGCAAGTTTTATGTGGTCAAATTTTATAATGAATCCATTATAAGTTTTTTCTATTATGTATTGTTTGTTCATATATTTTTAGGGTTAGTGTCTAGAGAGGAGAGGATAACCACTTCCTCTGCCTCAAAAAACGCTGATTGATAAGTTGGTTTGCTATAAGAAATAACATTACCTTGTATCCACGCTTTTCTTCCCCTCTCCCTCTCCTCTGCTATGGCTTGTGGAATAGATTGCTCTGCATCTCTTTTTCCCTCTTTATATCCTTGGTCGTATCCATTTCTCCATAGGTCTGGTTTGATTTCTGTGGGAGTCATTTGTTTAATATGTTATTGATAATGGGTTTTAGGTCGTCTACGAATTGGTTGTAAATTATGTCTTCTTTGATTCTATCTGTGGTAGGGGTATACGGAATATCTTTCTTCATATTACTTATCGCTTTCTCTATCTCCTCTTGCTTTGATTTTAGTACCGCCTTAACCAAAGATTCTATATCCTTTCTTAATTCCCCTGAAAATGTTTTTAACCAGCTTTTGTCTTCCATAGAAACAATTAGAGAATGTTTACAATTCCCATTGTTTGTGGCTCTTTCTTCTTTTGTGCAGTTGCACCCATTACTGTTGCATCGTATTTCTTCTCTCCAGTCTTTGTTTTCCATAGGTTTATTTAATTAAGTCTTTAACATTCACACCTTTCACCCTCTCTTCATCTGAAATTTCACAGTCATCTAGGTCTCCAGAAAGTCCTGAAATGTCTCCAGAAAGTCCTGAAACTTCTCCATGAAGTCCTGAAATGTTTCCAGAAAGTCCTGAGTGTATACCCTCGATTCTTATACCGTTTTTTATATGATAGAGATTATTTGTTTTTGTTAGTGTTTTTTTCATATGTTTATTTGTTAGTTAATAATCGGCAGTTTGTATCTAGCTTTTATCTGTTTTAATTACATCTGTCACATCATCAACAAAACCTGTTAAATCTGTTTCCATGGGTAACCCTACTGTTTTATCTACAACTGTTGTTACAATTTTTACTGGTGCAGATACAATATCTACAACGTCATTAAATATATTTCCTAAAAATCCCATAATATTATTCCTCTTGCGAGTTGTTAGTTAATAACCCCCCCGATAAATGCCTTTGTTTCTTCTGACTGGTCGTTGAAGTATCTTAGAAATTGACCAGCCTTTACGTATTTGAGATTTAAAAGTTGATTTATTTATTTTAAAATGCTCTGCCCATTTTGCCATTGTTTTAATCTCACCTTTGTATTTAATCAACTTATTGTTTCTTCGGTTATTTTGTTGAACTGACCACGAAGACCAATGACAGTTTTCTTTAGAGTAACCCTTGTTATTATCTATTCTGTCTAATGATTGACCCTCTGCTTTATCTCCCATATCCCTAATAAAGTTTTCAAACTTATCCCAACTAGTAGAGACTGTTATTCCACGACCACCATAGTCTTTATAATGTCTGTTCTTGGGGTTATTGCACCTGTTTTTCATTCCTCCCCATACTTGATAAACTTTAGTATTAGTCATTCCGTGTGTTACTTGTTGCCCAGCTCTGCCTCTTTTTACGCAACCACAAGAATATGTCTTGCTAGCCCGAACCGAGTAGCCACTTCTTATTATCTTATTTCCACAAACACATAAGAACTCCCACATAACATCTCCACTACTGCATCTTTCTTTTAATTCAGATATTGCTGTTAACTTGCCAAAAGTTAACCCAATCATATTTATAAAATTATATTTCATATAAC